GATAAGATGAAGCTATAATTTTTATGGTAAATATAATATCACCTCGCCATCTAGAAAACAACTGACCAAAATATCCCATAGGTGTATGACACATAGTTGTTACAGCACCTGTTGTTGATGCACCATTAAACATGGGTGAAATAGGAAAACTCATTAATTTTGTCCCAACAGCTTGGTTCGACCACGTATAACTAGTCAAAAAGCATTGCTTCGAGGTCAGGTAATTCAAATTCAATTCATCTTGCCCATTCAAGTTAACAACTCTAGGGTCTACCGTTATTTCCGTTTTAGGATCCAACGATAACTTTTGCAAAGGTACTGAAATCTCTGATGAAGCCATCCCATGGTAAGGATTATTTACTACAGGAGCTCCATTCTCAATTACTGCTACCTTCGACCAACCAAATAGAGCAGCTACTGTTGACATGGCTCTAGCACCCATCTCCGTTGCAAGAGCAAAGGGTGCAATCTCAGGTATAACAGCTACTGCATGAGCAACTGTTGCTACTGCTGATGCGATGCGTTCAATAGGACCTCTAGAGTACTCATCAGAACCAGCTTGTAAAATAGCTTGAGAAGTGGGACCCTCCAGATATGGTTGTTCTAACCAGGCATAGGTATGAATACTCAACGTTGGTATTGCAACGTCATTAGCTGTATCAAGCCCAAACCACGAATAATATGTCAACCTACCAAGATATTTCAAGGTATCTTCGTCCAACATATTAACATAATTAGATTTCCAGAAAAATGGTAATACCATCTCCGCTCCTGAACTCTCTTGAGGGTATAACCAAACATGAGGTCGCTGTGAGGTATGTGGTAGATAACCACCATCAGATGTAGCATCTGACAAGTAATTATACATGGGGGTATAATCAACTTGAACCCCACCATACACAAAAGGACTACTCGATATCTCAAATTTAATGTGTAAATTAGCACGCAATAGATTAAAATTCTTAAGCTTATTTTCTACATATGTGTTAGTAGCATATAAATGCCAAGGGTAAATAGTAGAATTCACACCTCCCGATCCCCAAGACAATGTATCAATGAGGACTGGTCTACTCAAAAACGTCTGAAGGTCAATAGCATCTTGACGATCATTTATTGCAACCATATTTCGAGGCGTGACGAATCTCACCTCCTCCGTAGGTTGTTGATCAATAAACGTTGTTGTTAATTCGCAATCAGCCCTACCCTCTGCTGAACATTTACTCCAGTGACAATGTCAGCAACATTGCCATTAGAGGGAGCAGTATAGCCAGCTCCACGGGCTGTGTCAGTTTGAGTGCTGACATCACTTGTATTTGTTTTAGTGAGTGCATTATTCGGAATCGTAGCTCACTCATGCTACGACCCTATAGTATCTTATTGGTCCACCACGCCAATCGTAAATACGATTTATAGTGGTACACTTGAGCCCACTCTACTACATACTTCCAAAGATACAATTGTATGTAATCAGATAACCCAAGTATATATTCATTGGTTAAGGTTCTACTGAACCAGTACAGCGACTTACATAGTCACCCCACGATAATAATCGCTTATTGGGTAAGTATAGCGCAAGATCATATTTAACCACTATATGATCTAAATGAGTATACCACTCATCAAATAAATCTCGCCCATGCCAGAAAAATTCTGAAAGAGCTGAATCTATAATTTGAGCTGATAATTGTTCTTCTGACAGGTGCTTACTCTTAACACCCACCATCAAGGACTTTACAATTGAATTAACTTCAAGGGGCGCCACATATCGCGCTAAGTCCTGCTCCCATCTCCATTTCCTCTTCAAGAAATCCGCGTCATGGATTGATATATAAGGGCGCGATTGTGATTCTTTATCTGCCATAGTATACGTGACACCAATATCACCCAAAGTTTCCATCACAGTAGTATGGTTAAACCATGGCACATGATCAGAAACACCCATTCCATTATCATCACCATACGTCATTAACTTGACATTTATCCTAAATGATTTTACTTCATTACACGGATTTAATTTAAGATAACAGTACCTCATATACATGCAATTTATAATCCCATTCAACGTAACAGTGAGCGCTTGTCCACTGGGATTAACCCCATAGAATTGCACCAGATCACCATGGTACTCTACCATTGGAAATGTCACATCTTGAGCAATAGAATAAATAGCTCTCACATGTTCTTCACTGGCACCACATCGCTTATGGAATCTCGCTATCAAATCAAAAGCAGCTAACATAAAGTCAGCTCTCATACTCGTATCAAATCCAGCGAAGTCCCCAAATATACATTTCTCTGTCCCAAAGGTGGAAAGATAATCATATAAATCTCCCCAATCTGTGCCTTGAGCTTCTATACCCGGAGCACCTTCAAATATGTATCGATTAACCTGAGCCACTCTAATGAATGATAAGAGTGCTGAGCGCATCAATAAAGTGAAATCAACTGGAGCCCCCATAAAAACCCTTACTTTACCAGCATTGATCTTCCGTAATGGTAAGGCTTCATCCTTCAAAGATGCTCGAAAAATGGGGTAATTTCTCAAACCTCTAACAGCATTATTACAACTAGTGTCAAACTTCTCTTCAATTTCTTTATAAAATTTGACTGGATGTTGGTGTTTCTTATCAGGAGGTAATTCATCCATAAAAAGACGCTTTTGCTTATTATACGGATGACCCATAGAGGAATTCTTATTGATAGAATCAATAAATCTCAATCCTGGAACACCATTAACAACAGTATCTAGTGGTAAGATACCAATCTCTTGCTTAGACTCATCTGGCGTTAAACTACACCATTCTTCCAACATTTGATCAGTAATAGTCCCAATGTCAATTGAGGATGCTGAACAATCAGCCATAATTAATTCGTGTATGTTCAATTTCCATGGTTTATCTGATGCCAGATTCGGAGGGAAGTAACGCTGCTCATAACCCAACTCCTGAATATCTTCAAACATCAAATGCTTTTCGACATTCGTTCTCCGCAATGTCTTAGAAGTTATATTCCCATATACATCTAATTGACCAGAGTCTATCGATCTTAAAACTGAATTAGCTTTAATTTCACTAAATTTAGTAGACTCACCCCATTGGGGGTCCGCTGCTGACACCTCCTGATCACAATCGATCGTTTGAATAAACTCGTGAGTGATAGCCATAGCGCCAGCAACCTGGCGTTCCCTGTCATAAG